GACGGTGACCAGTACACCCGGTACGCCTGCGCCTGTTGCGTCGGTGAAGACGAACTTCAAGCCAGTTTTGATGCGTGCGGCTTTCAGAATGGCTTTCTTGTTCTTTTCAGGAATGTACTTGCCGAGCTTGCCTGCTGCCTGCAAAGCGACACCTGCGAAGTCTTCGCTGTCGATAGTACGTGCTACCTGAATACCTACACCTGCAACCCCGACGTTGTCAGCCACGAAGTAAGCTACTTCGTCAGTCTGGAACTTAGCGTCAGGTACTTCAACAAGCAGGAAGTCTTTGAAGTGGTACAGCTTCTGTCTGCTGACGTTCACGTCTGCATTCTTAGCTGTGGTCGCAAGTTTGCTGTCGATCAGAATGTCATAGACAGTTGTATTGACGTATGCTACCCATGCGGTAGCTGCTGATACGCCCTCGTTGACGAAGTGCTTATGAGCGTCGCTGAACAGCTTGACCACACCAGCTTCTGTCAGGGGTTCAAGATAGGTTTTGTCTGCGTTGTCGGATATCATTTTCGACATGACACCGTCATAACGCTGCGCCCATGCTACGCCGTGCAAAGCCAGTCTTTCAGATACCACCTGCTCGGGAATATCGTTGACGGTGAAACGGTCGATACCCTCATGGATAGCCAAGGGTGTATCGAACGGAACTTGTACGTCGATAGACTTTACTTCTTTTCGAGTTCCGAAACGTGAAGTGCTGCCTGTGCCTGTACCGAAGCCTACATTTGCGCCTGTGCTATAGTTTTGAATAACTACGTCAGTATCACTCACCTTCAAGCGCAGGAAGTCTTCGTCAGGCTCTACATTAGTCAAAGTCTGCAAGCCACCGAAGGCACGCAAGAAGTAAGACTGTGCCTGAAACAGGTCAGGAAGGATTCCTGCATACTGCGTTGTCCATATTTTCATTGCCATTTTTCATGTTCTCCTTATGTCTTTGTGAATTTGTCTACCGCCTTTTTCCAGACACCGTCAGATGTCTGTGTGGGCGGTCTTGCAGGATTGCCCCCTGCTACGGTCTGTGTCAACGGCTTGGCTTCCTCGAACAGATAGGCTTCATTTTCTTTCAATGCTTCCAGCTGTTCTGTCAACCCTTTGATACCGTCGTCTGCCAGTTCGATTTTATCGTCGTCCAGCAGAGCCATGACCGCTTTCAAGTTTCTAGCTCCTGCTTGTGTTACACCTAGCTTAATTTCGGACTGCTTACGTATTCTAGTTACGGTCGATTCATGCTCTGCCAACTGATCAGCGTACTTGGTTTCAAGGTCGGTGATCTTTGCCTGCAAGTCTTCCGCACTAGCTTTGTCTGCTTTCAATGCTGCTAGGTCAGCGTCTCTTTGTCCGAGTTGCGTTTTCAGGTCTGCGCTTACTGCTGCTTCTGCTTCTAAATCGCTTTTGACAGCCTGAACGGTCTTTCCGTGTTCAGCCATGATCAGATCAATAGTTTCCTTCTCCAATCCAAGGCTCTCCAAGTATTCTCTTTTCATTTGTTTCTCCTTACTGCTCTTTTGAACGTGGTGCAGATCACGTAGGATAGTCATTTTTAACGACTTGACCTGTCGAATGTTGTTATTACCATTCTACCACAACTATTTGCTCCTGTCGTAGAAGTCCTGCCTTAGCTCTCGCCATGATTCTTCAAATTGTCTTCTTTCTGTCATTTTGCGCTTTAGCCTGTCTTTCAGATCAGGTAATTGCTTCAATTCCAATGTTTCGGCTGCGTCTATCTTTTGACGTAGTTTGTCGATGTCTCTGTCTAGTTTGTTTCTCTGCTGATTGAGCTTTTCCATTTCCATGGCTTCTTCAGGGTCGTACTGCACCTGCGTATTATGTGAGATACCCTCCTTGTACGGAAACCACATATGCCCGCAATTAATTCCTCTTGTGCCCCACGGCTCACCATAGCCATAGTCATGAACGTTAGGATAATTCGGCTTCTTCCTGTCTACTGATATGTCAACCACTTTGCCCTGTATCGGTGCACATGCTTCACGTGCTGACAGCTTAGAACTCATGACAACTAAGGTCATGTCGAATTCTGCCATGCGTCTGATACGAAGTTCGTTGTATAGCCTGCTATTGGTAGAACGCAGTACGGTTTCTACATAGCGTGTCATGCTCCACCTGTGACCGCCCTTGTCGATAAATGTCGAAGGTACTCCCTTGTCGATCCACTTCATGACAGCCCTGCCGATAGCTTCGTCTAAAGTGTAATGTCCTGCGCTGAAAGATATCTGCACGTCAGATAAAGCGTCACGATACATCATGGCAAGCGAACCTTGCCCGAAGTTCGTCGTGATTAGCGTTTGATTTATGTAATTGTCGATTTCTAGGAAAGTCTGATTGATATAGGTATCTACCAACCGTCTAACGTCTTTGACAGGCGTTACCCTGATACCTGCTTGCTTTAGGAAGTGGTCGGTGTCATGTATAACGTCACCGCCATTAGTGATTAATGCTTCTCTGATTTCTTCTTCAACCCTGCCTGTCATTTGCGCCAGTCTTTTGATCGTGCTTTCTTCTATGTTCTGAAGGTCAGCCAAACGCTCAATCTGATACTGCAAGGTGCCTGATTCGCCCATAGGTATGTTCGCACGTCGCTTAAATGTCTGCGCCATTTGGTGAAAGATCTCGCTTTCCAAGGCTCTGTATAACCTCGCAACTGGTCTAGTGCGATTGTTCATGTTATCAATGGTAAGCGGTCTACGTCTGCTAGGCATGGGTCAGCTACTCCTTGTAGTCACCTAGTAACGAACTTTCTGCCAGCTTGTCTAGCAGGTACGGGTCGTCAACTAGCTGCTCCTGCTTTATTTTTGCTAGCCATTCTGCAGCTTCGTCCTCTGATATGTTGTGTACTCTCATAATAGCTTCCTGCAAGGGTGCTATCTTTGCCTGTACAGCTGTCACCCAAAACTTCAATTCGCTGTCTTTAGATAAGAAGACCCCGTCGTCAAAGTCTACGATTACGTCTTCCTTCTTCGGTATGTTACCCGTGTACAGCGGTGCGCCTGTTGTTCCGTAAGTTTCTCTAGCCAGTTCGCATGTAGAAATTATCAGCTCTTGAATGAACTGCTCAACATTAGCTAAGTGTGAGTTTCTAGTACGATAGGTCGCAGAATCTTCGCTGACAACTTCCGTGGCTGTTTTCATGCTCTTACCGTCAAAAGTGAACGTGCCTGCTGACAGCCCTACCTGCATTTCTAGGGTGCTAATGAACTTATTTATACTTTCTATATATTGCTGTGATCTTATATCACTGGTTATATCCTTATACTGCATGTTATCTATGCCTGCAGGCAAAGCTAGATACACGTCAGTTTCACCGTCGAAGTAATGTACAGGTCTGCCCTCGGGATCGATCCTTGTCCGCATGAAGTGGTCGCTGACAATGACCCTACGTTTGCCCTGCCTGATCTCCCAATAGTATTGATCGTAAGCGTTGTTGATCTGTTCTAACGTATTCTTAGCATTGTCGCAGATACCTAATCCTAAGGGCGATTGTGGACTGATATTGTTAAAGCCGTAAGGTTTGAGGTAAGCGAAGTTCGGTCTGCTAAAGTTCTGATATACCGTAACCTCTGCAAGCCCGTCGTATAAGACTTCTAAAGGTACACGTTCGCCGATCTCGTCGTCATACTCGCTTCGGTATAACTCGTTGCTGATTGCATAGATACCGCCCTCATGCCATTCGTGAAACTCTAATAACGTGTAGTAGATTGTCTTTCTGCCCTCTGTCACCTGTGACGAAGAAGTAACCACCGCTTCGGCTATGGCGTTAGAATTGCTGTGCAAGGGAATGAAGGTATCGGCTAGAATCCAGCTGAATTCAATCTCGCCTGTTGCAGCGTCATAGTAAGGCTTAACAGCTAGACCACCCGTGGCTAACATGACCTGTATGTACTGTGCGAAGTTTTTGTTGAAATTGTTATGCTCCAGTATGTGCGTGATAAAGTCTTCGTCTATGCTGCCTTCTTTGAATGATATTTCACATTGTTCGTTGTACAGTATGCTCCCCATGTGTCTAGCCACTTCGTTCATCATGTTGAGCGTGACGTATGGTCTTTTCATGATCTCGCCATACGAATTAACGTAAGCTACCTCGTCGTAAATACCGCTGTAAATGCGAAAGCTGTCCTTGATTCTGTTCACTTCGTCAGCGTTAAACGATATGCGTTCGTGGTCGAAGATTGTTTTTAATCCGTTCATTCTGTTACCTCCACCACCGCCGAACGTGGTCTTTAATCTATCCCATATTGCCATAATATCACCTCTACCATACTAGGTTCAATTCTTTAAGGTTGTCTTTCACAAGATACTGCAAAGCGTCGGGCAAGTGATCTTCTTCTTCAATGACCTTGGGATCGTCGGTGAATATCGTCTTTTCCTGCCACCT